GCCTTTTGGATCGTGGGCAGCGCCCCTGACACGAAAGTTGTTGAACCCTTTTACACTAGGAAAACATCATGACAGATTATCGTCTGCCGAAAAACCGCGCAGAGTATTTCACCGCGCTCTACAAGATGAATCTTGAGCACGGGGTTATGCCAGGACTCGTCTACTTGTACATGCCTGAACTCGCTCGCCGCCATAATTGGAACGCTGAGCAGAAGCTCTGGTTCGCATTCTTGAACGGCTTGACGCAGAACCCAATCACCTCGCTGCGCATATTTGATCAGCTGCCGATGGTTCCTCCTGCGGGCGCGGCGCTGACTAAGTTTGAGGAATGGTTCAATGCTGAGTGGGATACGCTACAGTTTGACACTGACCGCCGGTATCAAAAGAAAGACACAGTGCCCGCGATCAAGACTTACGCCCAGCTCGTTGAAGTTAGCGGCTCGCAGCAAGCTATGCTCACTGGCGCATACTCAGAGTTGTGGAGCCACGTGCGTGACTCGTACTTTTCGTTCGGTCGCCTGTCATCGTTCAGCTACCTAGAGTATGTTCACCTGAACGGGTTCGGCGCTGACTGTGATGACCTGTTGTTCAGCGACAAGTCAGGTAGCAAGTCACACCGCAATGGAATGCTGTTCTTGATAGGCAAAGATGAGCTGGTCTGGGACAAGCGCCTACCTAACGGGCAGGAGGGTAACTACCCTAAATTTAATTTGATGTGCGGCTTCCTCGCTGCGGAGGCTGATAAGTTTGTTGATAACTTTAAAGCCGCTCACCCTGACGTACCTAATGCTGGTCGCTTCACTATGGAGTCAAACCTCTGCACATTCAAGAATCATTTCTTCGGTCGTCGGTACCCAGGAGTTTACGCCGACATGGCGCAGGAGCGCATTGAGTGGGCTGACTTGCGCGGTCAAAACGCTTACACCGATGTGTTCAAAGACATGCGGTCTCAACTGCTGCCGGAATGGTTGCGTGTTGAATGTGAGAGTTCACCTATGACCGTGAAAGAGAAAGCCGCCGTGTTTCCTGAGACCGGTTCACCCTTTAGAGCGGAGTATTTCCTATGAGCCAGATTGTCAATATTCGCGGCTGCAATGGTTCTGGCAAGACCACAATCGTGCGGCGCTTCCTCACTAAACTGCCGACTCAGGCGCTGGGTGGTAAACCTGACCGCCCGTTGGGTTACAAAGTAGATGCCTCTGTTTGGGGTATTATGACCCCTGTGTTTGTAGTAGGTAGCTACGAGAACACATGCGGCGGCGCAGACGGAATCAAAACACAAGAGGAGATCGCTGATCGCGTGGTCAAGGCGCATGGCCACGGTCATGTGCTCGTTGAAGGGTTGCTGATGAGCAAGTCAAGCAGCGGCGGGCATGTAGCTCCGATACTGAAAGACCACGGCGCGATATTCTCGTTCTTGAACACCCCTTGGGAGATCTGCTTAGAGCGGGTTTTGCAGCGTCGCGCGGCGGCGGGTAATGAGAAAGTATTTGATCCCGAGAAGACCATGCGCACGGCGTATGAGCAATGTCATAGGAGCGCAGAAATACTAACTGAAGCGGGAGGTTATGACGTTCGTTTCCTAGATTGGCAAGACCCCGTCTCTGGTGTTGTAGCGTATTTGAAGGAGAATGAAAATGCGTGACAATTGCCCATACCCGATGCCGACACCGGAGACTGTGTGCTCGATGCCAAGTCTGCTTTATTTCATCTGGGAGCGAGAGGCTATTCGCCTTGCCCGTGAGAACGGTCACAGCGCCCCGTGGACTAAAGACCCCGTGCTTGACAAATACAAGTTTACCAATATTCACCGCTGTGACGACCGCGTCTCGCAGTGGATCATTGATAAGTTGATAACCCCGCACCTTGAGCGCTCTGACCTCTGGTTCACCCTGCTGATCGCTCGCCTGATCAACTGGCCACCCACGCTACAAGCGCTCATCAACAAGGGCGTCATTCCCTGCACTCCGCAAGAGTTTGACGCTGACATGTTTGAGCACACGCTTGAGCGCATCAAGAACGACGGCAAGAAGGTCTACTCCGGCGCGTACATGCTCTACCCGACTAAGATGGAGCCAGGAGGCAACAAGTCTAAGGCGGTGGCAAAATACATCATCGGCAGCGCCGTTGAGAACGCTGAGAGCATTGACAACACGCTATGGGAGGCGGGCGAGGCACCGACAATAGAACGCTTTGTGACTGAGTTAAGCAAGTGCTTCGGCATTAGCACTTTCATAGCCGGTCAAGTGGCTGCTGATTTGACTTATGCTCCTGGTCATCTGGACACGGCTGAGGACTTATACAGCTATGCACCGGTGGGTCCAGGGAGTTCACGCGGTCTCAACTACTTGTTAGGCAAGTCGCCTTACGCCACGTGGAAGCAGAAAGAGTTCAATGCCGAGCTGAGCATCGTCTTTAGCGAGATTGTTGACAAGTTAGAAATCATAGACATGACGCTGCACGATGTGCAGAACTGCATGTGTGAGTTCAGCAAGTACTGCCGCGCTGTGCTCAGCGAGGGTAAACCTAAAACAAATTATCAACCAGAAACGGAGTTCTAAATGGAGTTAGTCGTACGCAACGTCAATCAGGCTTTCAGTGAGATATTCTGGAAGCTCAAAGTGCTCAACCTACAACCTGAGCAGACCCGCAATGGTCCCGCAATCGTGTACCCAGAGATGGTGACCACGGTCTATAAGTGTCCGTCTGAGCGGGTGCTGTTTCACAGGGGTCGTGACGCGAACCCTATCTTCCACTTGATGGAGTCAATCTGGATGCTCGCTGGGCGTAACGATGTTGCGTTCTTACAGCAGTTCAATAAGCGTATGGTCGAGTTCAGCGACGACGGCAAGACATTTAACGCTGCCTACGGTCACCGCTGGCGTAAACACTTCGGTCATGACCAGCTTGACGATGTCATCAAGATGCTACGCCGCGACCCTAACAGTCGTCAAGCCGTTATTCAAATGTGGGACGATGCTGACTTGAGTAAGAAGACCAAGGACAAGGCATGTAACATGCAGGTCATCTTTGATACACGCGGCGGTCGCCTCAACATGACGGTGATCAACCGGTCTAACGATATCTGGTGGGGTGCTTACGGCGCTAACGCTGTGCACTTTAGTTTCCTGCAAGAGTTCATTGCCGCCGCCATAGCGCACAGAATCGGCGTGTACCGTCAAGTGAGTAATAATTTTCACTTGTACACAGAACTTTATAACGCGAAGCCTTACTTGGTGTCCCCGCCGGACTCACATGACTATGACCATTACTCTAACGGCTCGGTGCGTCCGCTGCCGATCATGCTGAATGGCGAGTACAAGTTATTCCTGACGGAGTGTGAGATGTTCTGCCATGACCCGTTCAATGAGCGTATACATTATGCTAACCCGTTCTTTGAGCACATCGCCCGCCCTATGGCTATGATCAGTCGTGTGCGTAAGATTCACGCCGGTGACGGTCGCAGCTATGCCGCTAAGATCCGCGCTGAAGACTGGCGTCGCGCCGCTTTTGATTGGATTGACCGCCGCGACCACGCTCGCAAGATCAAAGAGGAAGATGACGAGATAAATGAGATGCGGGAGACGCTGAAAAAATAATTTACTTTTTGTAAGAAATGTGAGCTATAATTTCTTACATAACTGCTAACTGGAGAACTTTTTTGTGAAACATACTCTCGATTTTATTCTGGCTGGAAGCGAAGTGAAGCGGTATCATACCGTCACCACTCTCGTGTCTGAAACAGTCGGTCATCACTCTCACGGCGTAGCTATGCTGTGTTTGTTGTTTGATCCGATGGCGAGTCGTCAAATGCTGATGGCTGCGTTGTTTCACGACCTCGCTGAACATCAGACCGGTGACATCCCCTCCCCCGCTAAGCGTGAGTTCGGCATCGGCGGTAAGGTAGACGAATTAGAGCTGCGACTTATGACCGCTGCCGGAATCGTCATGCCTCACCTCTCGCCTGAAGACAAGCGCACTCTCAAACTCGCTGACGTAGCTCAGGGTGCGTTGTTTTGCGCTCGGGAAATTTCATTGGGTAACAAACGCATGCGCCGCGTATTTGACCGCTACATCAGCTATGCGGAAGAGTTGATTCTGGTCGGTCGCGAGCGCGAAATCTTCAACATGATTAAGGAATACGCAGCATGAGCGCGGCTAATCAAAAACAAATAGGCGGTAATCACTACAAGCACGGCGGCGAGGAGCACTGGGACCGTGTGAATCGTTTGAACCTGAATTACTTTCAGGCGGCTACTACTAAGTACGTTGAGCGGTGCTACCTCAAAGGTAACCCGATTCAAGACTTACAGAAAGCCGTTCATTTCCTTGAGAAGCTGATTGAGATCGAGCAGCGTAAAGCTGATGCGGCTTGCAGTGACGGTGCTGAGCCGACTCGTGGCTATGTTAACCAAGACTGAAATGGGCACTTGGGTGTTTGATACTGAAACTCTACCTAACCGCACTTTGTTCTGCGCAAAGAACATTGAGACGGGCGAGTGGTTTGACCTGTGGCGTCATGATGACGACGCACCGGCTCGCCTTACGCGGTTCGTGCAGCAGTCAGACAGTACATTTATCGGCTTTAACAGCAAATCATTTGACAACGCAGTTGTGGCGGCGTTCTGCCTCGGCAGGACTGAGATTGAGATCAAGCGCATTGCTGATGACATCATCACGAACCGCCTAGCGCCGTGGAATGCGATGCGTAAGCATAATTTACGTAGCGTTATTCTTGATGACATTGACTTGATTGAGGTCGCCCCGTCATTCGTAGGTTTGAAAGCCTATGGTGCTCGCATGCACATGCCTAAGTTGCAGGATATGCCGATCGCTCACGACGACATGATCACCCCTGATCAAGAGCCGATGCTACTTGAGTATTGCCACAACGACGTTGACACAACGGCTGAGCTGTTGAATCAACTCGAGGGTGAGCTTATGCTGCGCGTTGAGATGAGCCGCCGTTACGGAGCCGACATGCGTAGCAAGTCTGACTCGCAAATGGCTGAACAG